AAGAAATATGGTTTAACCCCGCAGCAATACGCTGCTGAAGTAGTGAAATTGGAGAGACAAAATGGCTGAAGTTCAAAACCGTACAAATCGTGATCTCGTGTCACGCGAAAAATCTGCTCGATACGTTTACAAACCGTCGAGCACACTGCCAGACCCAACACCTGAGCCCGGATTCACGTATCGCTGGATTGCGACACATATTCTCGGCCAGTCCGACCCGACCAACGTGTCTCGTAAGATGCGCGATGGCTACGAGCCGGTGAAGGCGGCAGATCATCCGGAAATGATGATTCCCGGTAATGAAAAGACAGGTAATATTGAAATTGGTGGACTCATGCTCTGCAAGATCCCCACCGAGAAAGCGATTGCCATGTCTGAGTACTACGCCGGGCAGAACCAGAACCAGATGGATTCAGTTGACAACAACTTTATGCGACAAAATGACCCGCGCATGCCGTTATTCTCAGACCGCAAGTCTTCGGTAACGCGTGGCGGATTCGGAAATGGTATTAAATAAGGAGTCCTTAAATGGCTTATCCGGTTATTGATGCCCCCTACGGGCTAAAGCCGATCAATTTGATCGGCGGTCAGGTATTTGCGGGTTCTACTCGTGAATTCCCGATCACTAACGGTTACAGCACGACGATCTTCTACGGTGATTACGTAGGACTGTCTCGTGGTGAAATCGTGCGCTTGTCTGTGTCTACTGGCACGGCTGGCAATCAAACAGGTATCTTCTTGGGATGCCGTTATACAAACCCAACTACCAAACAGTTGACTTTCTCGCAATACTGGCCCGCATCTACTGCGGCTGGCGATGCAGTGGCCATTGTTTGTGATGACCCTGATACGGTCTTCAAAGGCGTGGTTTGCTCCGCTACTACCGCTGTTGCTTCGGGCGCGCGCGCCATGATTGGCCAAAACTTGGCCATGATTAACAACACAGGTAGTTTGATTAGCGGTGATTCCAAGAACGCAATCTTGGCTCCTAATGACACTCCTGCCACCACCTCATCCCTACCCGTTCGCGTGGTTGGTTTGGTGCCTGACACGGCTGTCTCGCTTGGTAATGCGACCTATACCAGCATCTCTACCGCTACTGTGACCTGCTCGGCTCTGCCGTTCGCGTTGCCTGTTGGTACTGACGTTGGTTCGTTGGACTCTGCCGGAAACTACGTTTCTGCTGGTTCGTTTGTTGACACCGCCGCAGCCGCCGGTGCTACATCGTTTATTTTGAATCAAGCTCCTGTTGCTACACTGAACACCACACTCGTGTTCGTGCAGTACCCAGAGATTCTGGTCAAGATCAACTTTGGTCAGCACCAGTACTATGCTGGCACCAGCATTGCTTAAGGAGTAACTCAAAATGGCTATTTCACGCGCACAACTACTTAAAGAGTTGCTCCCCGGATTGAACGCTTTGTTTGGTCTAGAATACGCCCGTTACGGCGAAGAGCACAAGGAACTCTACGAAACCGAGAAATCGGAGCGTAGCTTTGAAGAAGAAACCAAGCTGTCCGGCTTCAGTGCTGCACCAGTGAAGAATGAGGGCTCTGCCATTGCTTATGACAATGCGCAGGAAGCGTTCACCGCTCGGTACAACCACGAGACCATCGCCTTGGGCTTCTCCATCACGGAAGAGGCTGTGGAAGATAACTTGTACGACTCCCTGTCGGCTCGTTACACCAAGGCCTTGGCCCGCGCTATGGCGTACACCAAGCAGGTTAAAGCTGCGTCTGTTATCAACAACGGTTTCTCTTCCAACTATGTTGGCGGCGACGGCGTTTCGTTGTTCAGCACAGCCCACCCGCTGGTCTCCGGTGGCACCAACAGCAACCGCCCATCTACCAACGCTGACCTGAACGAGACTTCTCTTGAGAATGCCGTTATCCAGATCGCCGCTTGGACAGACGAGCGTGGCCTGCTGATTGCCGCCAAGCCCCGCAAGCTGATTGTTCCGCCTGCTCTGATGTTCGTTGCTACCCGTCTGTTGGAAACCAGCCTGCGCGTTGGCACTACCGACAACGATATCAACGCACTGAAGAACAACGGTTCGATCCCCGAGGGTTACACCGTGAACCACTTCTTGACCGACAGCAACGGCTGGTATTTGACCACCGACGTTCCTAACGGCTTGAAGCACTTTGAGCGCACACCGCTGACTAACAGCATGGACGGCGACTTTGATACCGGCAACGTCCGTTACAAGGCTCGTGAGCGTTACAGCTTCGGCTGGTCTGACCCACTGGGTGTCTTCGGATCCCCCGGTACGTCCTAATCGGATCCAGTAAGGTAGAGGTGACTGGCCTGCCACTAGGGCTCCTTCGGGAGCCCTTTTTATTGTATGATTGCAGTTCCAACACGCATGGGGATTGGTCTCGGCATTTTGCTGTGATCGACGGAGCCGCTAGAAAAGGCCAGTCTTCAGTCGTGTTGGTGGTTGTCCGGCGGGTTAGCGCCGCCGTATTGAAGTTCCTATAAATCGGTAAATCAGTAGTTAAGGCCCCACTGCTTTATGTGAGCAGCCACCAACAACTATTTCTTGCACAAGCCCAAAAACCGTGATATATTGGCCCCAATCCGGGGTTTTCCGGTGCATCAAACAGTCCCGGCTGACGACATACAGATTGATGCACTTTACTTGTATGTAAGGAATATTAATCATGGGATTCGCAACTCACCTAGGCCCTTGGCTGCTCGGCACCGTTAAAAACACCACCGGTACAACCGCTGGCACGATCCGCAATATGGGCGCAACTACTGTTGCTCAAACTTATACGGCCCCTGCTTCGGTTATTTTGGCAAGCCCTACAGCACAACAGATGTTTGTGCTGCCTGCTGGCGCTAAGATTCTTCGCTTTGGCCTAGAAGTTAATGTTGCCCTGACTGGCGCGTCTAACTGCGGCGTTACCATCGGTAGCAGCGGCACTGCCAACTTGTACATGGCTACGGTCAACACTGGCACTTCAGCGGTTCAGACTTCTCCAGCCACGATTGCAGCGGCTACTTCAGGTGTTTATGACAGCATTGGCACAACTGATGCGATTATCTTTGGTACGTTTACCGCAGCTACTGCTGACGCTACTGCCGGTACGATTACTGTCACTGTTGAGTACATCGTTCGTGACTCTGACGGTTCAGCTAACCCAACCGCCACTCAGCAGTAATTAATCTCGGGGGCTCCGGCCCCTGTTTTATAGGAGATTAGTTATGCAACAGACAGACGTTAAAAGCGCACACCTTAGTGCTGCGGGTTCTTACTATGTTGGGCGAACACGCCTTAAAGGTTTTGTTGTAGCCCAAAAAGCTTCTACAGCAGTCACGTTTGAAATCAGAAACGGTAGTGCTACTGGGGACATTTTGTACACAATGGATTTAACAAGCCTTGCACAGGCTACTACTTTCAGTGTGACAATCCCCGGTGAGGGTATTTTGGCTTCTACTGGGTTGTATCTCACACTCAGCGTTGGCACTATTACCGGTATTACGGTGTTTTATGGCTAAGTCACCCGCATGGACACGCAAAGAAGGCAAGAATCCCAATGGTGGCCTGAACGCCAAGGGGCGCGCCTCGGCCAAAAAGCAAGGTATGAATTTGAAACCTCCCCAGCCGGAAGGCGGCAGCAGGCGCGACTCTTTTTGCGCCCGTATGGAAGGTATGAAGAAGAAGTTGACAAGCGAGAAGACGGCAAAAGACCCGAATTCCCGTATAAACAAGAGCCTCAAGGCTTGGAATTGCTGAGATAGGAGTTAAAAATGGCCCGTATGACACCTGCCCCAATGCCTGCACGACGAATGCCAATGCCAATGCCACGGCCTAGGACTGGCGACAGTATGCCAGCAGGGTCTCTTAGCCCAAGAGGCGCAGTAACCGGCGGCGGTAGGCCAGCCCCTATGCCAGAACGGCCAATGCCTACGCCGCCAATGCCAGAACGGCCAATGCCTACGCCGCCAATGCCAGAACGGCCAATGCCAGAGCCACAGCGGCCAATGCCATCAACATCGGTACCGCCAATGCCATCAACATCGGTACCGCCAATGCCAGCGCCCCAAGTAATGCCGACGCCGCAACCAGCTCCAATGGGTGCAGCACAAGCAGCTCCAATGGGTGCACAAGCAGCTCCTAACCCTATGACTATGAAACGCGGCGGTCGGGTTAAGAAAATGGCTTCCGGCGGCATGACTTCTAAAGTATCCAGTGCATCTAAGCGCGGTGACGGGATTGCCCAGCGCGGTAAGACAAAAGGACGGTATATATGACCGAACAGCATGACGCCATGAAAGATGTCCTTGACCTGCTGGCCATATTTTCAACCATTGGCTCATTTTTGGAAGTGATTTCACCCGTGTTTGGACTTATTGGTGCGGTCGTTGGCGTGATGCGCATCGTTGAGATGGCCACGGGTAAATCCTTTGCTGAAGCCGTAGGCTGGAAGAAAGCTGACAATGCCGTCGACAAGTAAGAAACAACACAATTTCATGGAAGCGATAGCTCACTCGCCATCGTTTGCCAAGAAAGTAGGAATCCCGCAGTCTGTGGGCAAAGATTTTTCAACTGCGGACAAGGGCCGCAAATTCTCTAAAGGTGGTGATACTATGGCTACAAAAGGCGTTAACCCATTTGCTAAGTTCGAGAAGTCCAGCAAAGACAAAATGATGGACAAGAAGGCGATGGGCATGAAAAAAGGCGGCATGAAGAAGATGGCTGCTGGCGGTTCCGCATCTTCCCGCGCTGACGGTGTTGCTTCTAAAGGCAAGACCAAGGGCACGTTTGTGAAGATGAACAAGGGCGGCATGTCCTGCTAAGGATTTATCATGACTTCAAAAGCTAGGCAGTTGGCAGATAAAGTGGAAACGGAGCGTACTGCACCGTTGACCAGTAAGCTAAGTAAGCCTGACGCCAACCCGATGTTAATCCCCGCATTGTTAGCGGACACAGTTCGTTCCAAAGCTCTGGGGGTTAAAGACCGGTCTTCGGAAGAAATGGATGAGCTAACCCGCGAAATAAAACGGGGCAGTAAAGATATGAAAAAAGGCGGCAAAGTATCCAGTGCATCCAGCCGCGCAGACGGCATAGCTCAACGCGGTAAAACTAAAGGTAGGATGTGCTGATATGACCGACGCGATACAAACTGCCCGTGAACTAGCTACCCATGCCTCGGACATTGCACACTTGCAATCAGATATGGACAAGATGGCTGCGGACATAGATGAGATTAAGAAAATGCTGACCAGCATTAACACCACGTTGGCTGAAGCCAAGGGTGGCTGGAGAGTATTGATTGGTGTCGCAGGCGCGGGCGGCGTCCTTGGGGCAACGCTAACGCATTTTGCAAACTGGTGGAGCAAGTAGTGCCATCAACCAGTAAGAAGCAACACAAATTCATGGAAGCGGTAGCACATTCGCCAGCGTTTGCCAAGAAGGTAGGAGTCCCACAGTCCGTGGGCAAAGATTTTTCAACTGCGGACAAGGGCCGCAAATTTTCTAAAGGTGGTGATACTATGGCTAAGATGAATCCTTTCATGGCAATGGTTGCTAAGAAAAAAGATGCAGCAAAAGGAATGCCCATGAAGAAGATGGCTTCTGGCGGCATGACATCAATGGGTAAAGTCAAAAC